GTGGTTGCTAAATTATTTCGATTCTGATGACTATAATATGAATCAGCTAAATAGATAGGTATAAATAGATAAAAATCATCGTTTAATGGCGATTACACGAATATCAAGAGCATTTAAGGATATAAGTCTGTCTTTTAAGAGGCATCCAGTGACAAACGATATTGGTGTGCTTAAAAATGAGAGTGCAATTAAGAAATCTGTAAGGAATCTGGTTCAAACAATTCCAAGTGAAAGATTTTTTAATTCTACACTTGGATCTGATGTAAGAGATAGTTTATTTGAAAATGCACCCGGTTTTATTGACTTTGGAACAGCGTCAGTTATAGAGAGGCAAATTCAGACAACTATTGAAAACTTTGAACCAAGAATTGAAAATGTAGACGTAAGCGTTGAACCAAGACCAGATACAAACGAATTTGAGGTTAACGTTTTCTTTGATATTATTGGACAAACGTTTCCAGAACAAGAATTTTCATTCATACTTAAAGCAACAAGATAATGCCAGTTACTAAATTTACTAATCTTGACTTTGATCAGATTAAAACACAGATAAAAGACTATTTAAGAGCAAATTCAAACTTTACTGACTTTGATTTTGAAGGTTCTAACTTTTCGGTTCTAATTGATGCTCTGGCATACAATACATACATCTCTGCATTTAACTCTAATCTAGTTGTTAATGAATCTTTTCTTGACACTGCAACCCTAAGAGAAAATGTTGTATCTTTAGCAAGAAATATTGGTTATGTACCTCGTTCAAAATCAGCAGCAAGGGCATCTATTTCATTCAATGTCACTGCGAATACCACAAGTTCTGAATTGAAATTACAACCAGGCCTAGTGTGTGTAGGTAGATCAAATGACTCAGATGTAGTGTTTTCAATATCTGAGGAGATAATTTCAACTACAACAGTTAATAGTGGAATTGCAACCGCGTCTTTTGGATCTGTATCATCTCCAATCGATGTTTTAGAAGGAACATTCTTAACATCACAATTCATCGTTGACGGGTCTCTAGAGCAGCGATTTGTGCTCGATAACGCAAACATCGATACTTCATCAATCGTCGCTTATGTGGGCACTCCGGGGGTATTAGGTAAGCAATATAAGATGATTGACAATATTGTAGGAATCAGTTCAATATCAGACACATATTTAATTCAAGAAGTTCAGGATGAAAGATATGAACTTTTATTTGGTGATGGTATATTTGGTCGAAAACCTGATAATGGTGCAGTCATAACAGTTCAATACGTCGTTACATCTGGGTCTGAAGGTAATGGGCCAAGTAGTTTTAATTTTGCTGGTAGTTTTATAGGTGATAATGGTCAAGTAATTACTCCAACATTTACACCAACTATCAACACCATATCTCCAGCGTCTAATGGGGGAGACATTGAGAGTGTTGATTCAATTAAGTATTTTGCACCTAGACTATATTCATCGCAGTATAGGGCGGTTACAGCGAGGGATTATGAATCAATTGTTGCAACCATATATCCGAATACTGAAAGTGTATCAGTAGTTGGTGGTGAAGAAGTTGATCCACCACAGTTTGGAACTGTATTAATAACAATTAAACCTAAGAACGGTGAATTTGTATCAGATTTTGACAAAACACAAATTCTTACAAAGTTAAAAAGTTATTCACTAACAGGTATCAATCAAAAAATAGTTGATCTACAAGTCCTTTATGTAGAAGTTGAGTCCTTCATTTATTATGATACAACAAAGATTAGTGCAGTTCATGATTTAAAATCAAAAATAACATCAGCACTCACCACATACTCTAAATCTGGTGATGTAAATAAATTTGGTGGTAGATTTAAGTATAGTAAAGTTTTAAATGTAGTTGACAATATTGATAAAGCAATTACTTCCAATATTACACGAGTTAGAATTCGTCGTAATCTAAATGCACTAGTTAACCAGTTCGCCCAATATGAACTATGTTTTGGTAATCAATTCAATGTAAAACCAGAGGGATTGAATATTAAGAGCACTGGATTCAAAATACAAGGGACAATTGAAACTGTATACTTTACAGATATTCCGAATGCAGACAAACTAACAGGTACCATATCTATTGTAAGAAAAAATGCAAGTGGTGAAACAATTGTTGTTGTCAAATCAGCTGGAGTAGTCGATTATGTTCATGGTGAAATAAATTTATCCACAATAAATATTATCTCAACAGATAAACCAAATAATATTGTTGAAGTTCAGGCATTCCCTGAATCAAATGATGTCATCGGATTGCAAGATTTATACTTAGATTTTAACATCCCAAGTAGTCAAATAAATATGGTTAAGGACACAATTACATCAGGAGAACAAATATCTGGTGTTGGTTATAAGGTCACATCAAGTTACTCTAACGGAGAACTATCAAGAACATGATTGGAACTGGAATAGACAAACGTATACAAGTTCAACAAATAATAGAGCATCAACTTCCTGAGTTTTTAAGGACAGAGAGTCCTTTAGCGGTTGATTTTCTTAAACAATACTATATTTCTCAAGAACATCGTGGTGGTGTTGTAGATCTTACTGATAATTTAGATCAATACATTAAACTTGATAACTTAACTCCAGAAGTAATTGTAGGTGTAACTACACTTACAACAGGTATAAGCACATCAGATACCGTGCTTAATGTTTCATCAACTAAGGGTTTTCCGAATGAATATGGATTGTTTAAAATAAATGATGAAATTATTACATATACTGGTATAACAACTAATTCATTTACAGGGTGTGTAAGAGGGTTTAGTGGTATTACTTCATATACAGATCCGGTCAATAAAGGTGAACTCATATTTTCAACAAGTGTTGCTGGAATTCATACTGCCTCATCATCAGTACAAAATTTAAGTGTTTTATTTCTTAAAGAGTTTTATCAAAAGGTAAAATCATATTTAACTCCGGGATTAGAGGATACAAAGTTAAACACAAATGTAGATATCAGTAATTTTATAAAAGAATCTAAATCATTATACAAATCTAAAGGAACTGAAGAGTCATTCAGAATTTTATTTAATGTTTTATACGGGATTACTCCAAAAATTGTCGATTTAGAGAATCGTCTAATTAAACCATCATCTGCCGAATATATTCGGAGAGAAGTTGTTGTTGCAGAGAGAATATCAGGTGATCCAAACAAGTTAATAGGACAAACAATTACAAAGTCTACAGACTTGACTACTTCAGGATCAGTATCTGAAGTTGAAATTTTTAGTAGATCAGGTAATTTAGGAATCACGACTTATTACAAATTAAATTTATTTGTAGGTTATGATGAGAGATCTGCCATACAAGGAACATTTACAATTCCCGGAAAAACGAGAGTTATTGAAGATGCACCTACAACTGCTACTACTTTAACTGTTGATTCTACAGTTGGTTTTGGCACTACTGGAACTGTGGTAACAAATGGTGTAAATGGTATTAATACAATATCATATACTGATAAATCAATAAATCAATTTTATAATTGTGTTGGAATTGCAAATTCAATAAGATCAACCGATGATTTAAGGAGTGATGAATTTATATTTGGTTATGAAGAGGGTGATTTAACAAGAAGAGTTGAATTAAGAATAACTGGAGTTCTATCTGATTTTGAACTTTTACCAAGTGAAGGATCAAGTGTAACCCTTGAGGGTGAAAAAATTACAGTTAAAAACTTAGGTGAAGAAATACAAAACCCAACACTCCCAAGTGATAAATCAAGAAAAACTGTATTCTTTAATTCATGGATTTATAATACTGCAAGTCGAATCAAACTTGATATTCCTGTAGCTACAGCGATTAATGCAACGACTGCATCATTTGATCATAAATCGAAAATTGATAAGTCTCAATTAAAAACTGGTGATAAAGTTTCTGTTTTTAGAAGAGGTGAATTCATACCCATTTTAAGAAATATAGGAGTAACTGTAAATACTAATGATATTGAATTATCAACTCCATTATTAAATGATGGTATTACAGAATATGATATACAAAGAGAACTTGTAAAAGCTAACGCTGCATCTGATATTGATCTGCAGTTTGGTAACAATGTAATTACAACTGATGTTCAAAATGCCTACAATGATGAAGATAGAGATTATTATGTAGCATCATCATCGATGCCCTCTTATTTAATTGAAAAGAAAGTAATCAAAGAAACACTTGGAAGTATCACTGGTGTTGGGACAACTGCAGTTTACTCATCTACTGGAATTCCACAAGCTGATTTCTTCGGAACTGGGTCTGGAAATTTCCAAATACTAGATAGAAATCTTACAACTGGGTTATATTCAAAATTACAATTTAACACTGCTGTTGATTTCATAACAGGTGATGCAATCGTATATTTACCTAATGAAAAACCTTTAGTTGGATTATCAACTGGTACCATATATTTTGTTGAGGTATTAGATGGATCTTTACCAAAAAATGTCATAAGACTTTATCCATCAAGATCTTTTATTACTGTAACTAATGTTGAGGCATCAAACCCACCATATATCGAATTTGATAATACAAATCAAACATCATCCACAGCTGAACATAAATTTGTTTTACTAAGACATAGAAATGAGCAGATTGGTGTACAAAAAGTTTTAAGAAAGTTTCCTGCGGAAGTTAACATCAAATCTGGTGAATCTGTACCTACAGAACCGGGAACAACTGGTATTTTAAAAAATGGTGTTGAAATTGCAAACTATAAATCTCTGGATAAAATATATTTTGGGCCACTTTCTGATTTTAAAATTTTAAATCAAGGTAAGAATTTTGATGTAATTAATCTACCTACAATTAGTATACCATCACCCGGAACTGGCACTACAGCGATTGTTCAACCAGTGGTAACAGGATCAATAAAAGAAGTATTAGTTGATCAACAACATTTTGACGTAGAAAAAGTCATGTCGATTACCATATCAGGTGGTAATGGATCTGGATCAGTATTGAAACCTGTTGTTACTAAAAGACAAAGGGAAATTGAATTTGACGCTAGATTAAAAAGTGTTCAGGGTGGAGTTGACCAAATAAATGATTTAATTGAATTTAAAAGACCTCATAATTTAGAAAACGGTGAACCACTTGTTTATAACAATAATGGAAACTTATCATTAGGAGTTGGAACATTTCTTGGTTCTAACACAGTGCAGAATAAAACATTAGTGAACGGTGCAACTTACTACCCACAAGTAGTTGGTGTTAGTTCAGTTTACCTATATGAAAAATTTAGTGATTACACTGCTGGTATTAACACTGTTGGATTTACTGTTGAAAATACAGCAGGTACACATAAATTTACTTTCTTAAACTTAAAAAATCATCTTAAAGCGGTAAAAGTTATTGACTCTGGTTCAAATTATTCAAATAGAAGATTAATTGTAAAACCTGTAGGAATACACACTGTTGATAATTCAATTAATTTTAAAGATCATGGGTTTAATACAGGTGATTTAGTTCAATATGCACCATCAAGCGGTAACGCAAGTCATGCACCAGTTGGACTAGGAATTACTACACGTTATCGTGTTTTAAAATTAGATGATAATAAATTTAGACTTATTGATGTTGGTATAGGTGCGACAGATCCAAATTCAAATTATTTACGCAAAAATTTCCAAAGAATCTCTGAAGTATTTACTTCAAGCAATCATGAGTTTTTCTTTGAACCAATTGTAGTACGAGTTGATGCAATTTATTCACCAGTGTCTGCTGGTCGCACAGAGTCTTTAGTTGTTACTCCTAAAATACGTGGCCCATTAGTAGATGGTTATTTACATGAACCCGGAACGAATTATGGATCTGAAATTCTAAATTTTGAAAAGAAACCAAACATAAAAATATTAAACGGTAAAAATGCTGAATTAAGAGCAATTGTTTTTGATGGTAAAATTATCGGATGCGATGTTATGTTTGGTGGTAAAGAGTATACATCTGCACCAGATTTGGATTTAGTGGGAATTGGAACAGGAATAGGTGGAAAATTAAGAGCAATTGTTACTGATGGTAAAATAACTGATGTTAAGGTTATTAATCCGGGTATTGGGTATACAGTGTCTCCTGATATTAAAATAACACCTAATGGGTCTGGATTTATTGTTGATTCTGCTGTTAGAGATTTGACTGTGAATAATCTTGTTCGATTTGGTGATGAAATATTATTAAGAGAAGCAGAAACAAATCTACAATATTCAGTGGTTGGATATTCAAATAAAATACAGGGTGCTTTTGGTGATGTAACAACAACCCCTCAACTTCACTCACCGATTATTGGATGGGCATATGATGGTAATCCAATATATGGCCCCTATGGTTATTCGGAGGGAGATAATAATAACTCATTGTCTAGAGTATTAAGATCTGGATATGAGTTAGATTCCACACAAATAGAAAATCGACCACCAACCAGTAGCTTTGGTGCAGGATTTTTTATTGAAGATTATAAATTTACAAACTCTGGTGACTTAGATAGTAGTAATGGTAGATATTGTAAGACACCTGATTTTCCAAATGGAACGTATGCGTATTTCGCTGGTATTAATACTACCACTACAGAACCACAATTCCCATACTTTATAGGTGATACTTACAGATCAATTCCTGTTTCTGATAATTTCACTCTTACTCAATCACTTTTTGATTTTAATAATTCAAATTTAACTCGTAATTCCCTTCCATATAAACTAGATGATGAAAATGCTGATTATAATTTTGTAATAGAATCATATGAAATAAATCAACAAACATCAATTATTGAATCAGTTACTAGTGGAAATATTAGTGACTTTCAAATCGTATCCGCTGGAAGTAATTTTAAAGTAGAAGATAGTCTTAATTTTGATAATTCTGATACTGAAGGTGGTGGAGCATCTGCAAAAGTATCAAGTGTCGAAGGAAAGGAGATTGATAACGTTAGAGTAGGGGTTACAACATATAATGATGTTGTATTTGTTCGTGGTGGAGATGGAACAGTTTCTGGATTTATTTCTACATCACACACACTTAACACTAATGATACTGTTGTAATATCTGGAGTAACAACTAATATTCCTAATCTTACAGGATCTCATAAAATTGGTGTTAATTCTGAAAGTACTGTTCTGTATAAAAATGTGCCAGCAAACGCTACAGCGGGTATAATCACTGACATCTATTTGGCAAGAATTCCAAATTCAGTGTCAGCAGGAAGTAGTATTGGAATAGGAACTGAAAAATTATTAGTATTGAATACATTTAAAGATAGAAGTATTTTAAGAGTTAAAAGGGGAGTTGTAGGTTCTGCAAATACCGCATCTCACGTTTTAGGTAGTTTAGTTCAAACAATTCCGCAAGTAATTCAGATAGAATCACAAGATATTGGACAATTTGTATCTAAAAAGAATGATATTGTATATTTTAATCCTGCTGAAGCAGTTGGTGTTGCTGTAACATCTGGTAGATCAGTTTCGATTGGAAAATCTTATACAATTGGTGAGTTAGCAGAAGTAATTTCAATTCCAGCGAAAGGAATATTTTTACCAAATCATCCATTTAAAGATAATCAAGAAGTAATTTTAAGAAAACCAACAGGTGCTGCAACTCAATTCACTATCGGATTAGGTGATCGATTCCAAGTTGGTGCTGATTTTAATTTGCCATCTTCTGGAAATAGTCAAACTGTTTACATTAGAAAATTTTCTGATGATATTGTAGGTCTTGCTTTGACTGTAAATACAACTCCAGTATTCTTTAAAACTGGTAATTTTGATAATTTTGAATATTCAATTGAGTCTAATTATCCACAAGTCAAGAGTAAAGTTGAAAGAATTACTGTTACTGTTGGAATTGCAACTGTTTCTGTGGGTTCCACATTACATGGTCTTCAAAATAATGATAATGTTGAATTGAAATTACTATCAACACAAACAAAAGGTGTTGGTGCAGGTGCCACATCAGTAGTCGTAAAATATAGTGCTCAAAATGACAAACTTTTAATAAATCCAACAATATTTACAAACTCATCAGTTAATACTGATTCGATTAATATCGTAAATCATGGATTCAAAACTGGTCAAAAATTATTTTATGATGGATCTCCAGCAACTGGTTTAACATCACAAAGATCATATTTTGTTTATAAAACCGATGATAGTAATTTCAAATTAGCAGAAACTCGATATGATGTTATAAATGAACCACCTAGAGTTGTAAGTATAACTGCAAATAGTGGTGGAACTCAAGAATTATCTCTTGTAAATCCTCCTTTAGAAGTTGTAAGAAATGATAATTTATTATTTTACGTTTCAGATCCATCTTTGAGTGGATATAATTTAAATTTCTATTTCGACAGTCAGTTTAAAAATAGGTTTGTATCTGCAGGATCAACAGTTGATTTTGGTGTTACAGGTGTTGGAACTATTGGTGTTGGAACAACTTCAACAGTTACCTTAAAATTTGACAAGACAAACCCAGAAAAAATATTCTACACACTTGAAAAAACAGGATTTATTAGTACATCTGACCCTGATGTAAAAAATGCATCACAAATTTCTTATGTTGATAGTGAGTATAGTGGAAAATATGTCGCTTTTGGTGTAACTACTGGTGGATTCAATATTTCTCTTAATGATATTCCAGAACAAGGATCATATACAGCTGGTGCAGCGTCAACTATTACATATGATACTTCATCTTTAACTGCCTCTGGTGGTATTAGTAAAATAAATTTAACTTCAGGTGGATTTGGATATAAAAATGTTCCCGGAGTTTCAAGTATTACATCTGCAAATGGAACTGGAGAGAATATTTTATGCTTATCCTCTAATATTAATAAAATCAATACAGTAAGAATTACTGATCCCGGATTTGATTATCATTCTGATAAAACTTTACGACCTGAAGCTAGACTTTCTCCAACTGTCACATTAATAAATTCAGATTCAATAACAGATATAGTAATTTCAGATGGAGGTTCTAACTACACTGATGCACCTGATCTTGTTATTGTGGATCCTGACACTGGAAAATTGACAAGTGATCAAGGAGTTATTGAATTAGAATTATCTGCAAGTTCTTTGGGAAATGTTAATATTTTAGAATCACCAAGAGGACTTACATCAAAACCTCAAATTTTAAGAACAATCAATAATACAAATGGATATCGTGTTACTGAAGTTCAAAGTAGTAATAGTGGTATTGTAACTTGTGTTCTTAAAACACCAATTAATGGATTTGCAACCCCACAATTTACTGTCGGAGAACAAATTTTTGTTGAAAACATAGGTATTGGAACAACTGGTAATGGATTCAACTCAGCAGATAATGGTTTCGTATTTTTTAATGTTACTGAATATAATAACACCGATCCAGCAATTGTAAAATTTGAATTACCAAAAACTGCAACAAATCCCGGAGTCGCTGCATCTACACAAAATTTTGCAACAATTATTAAATTTAATGATTATCCAAAATTTACAACGACACAAAAAACTTCAGAATTTAGAACTGGAGAAAAATTAGCAGTAAAAGTTAACAATGTCTTTATAAGCACTGGATTATTAGTGATTGATAATCGTCCAGATGAATTTATAAAAATTGAAGGTAGATATGAAGTTATAGTTGGTGATGTAATTCGTGGAGAAAATTCTGGAACTATTGCAACAATAAACTCAATAGTTAATAATAAGGGAAGATTTTTAATTGATTATTCATTAAGACAAGATAAGGGTTGGAACGATGAAATTGGAAGATTGAGTGAAGACTTTATGGTATTATCAGATAATAATTACCATCAAAATTTATCTTATACAATTCAAAGCCCTAAAACTTTTGATGAAATAATTGATCCAGTAAATAGATTACTTCATACAAGTGGACTTAAGAATTTTGCCGATACTGGTATTTCCTCAAGAGCGAGTGTGGGAATTGCAATTACCAATGCTACTGTTGTTTCTGCAGATGTAATTACAGAACAAAGAGTAGATGCAATTAATAATTTTGACTTAGGTAGAGACATTGATACTATCAGTAACGGATCAAAATCTAAATTCATACAACTCGTAAATACAAAATTAGCAAATTTTGTAAGATGTAATACTAATAGAGTTTTGAAAATAGATGATATTAGTAATGAATTTTCTGATAGTGAAGCAAATCTTACTGGAAACATATCCATACCAATTCAAGAAACTTTTGCTAGATTTTTAATTCAATCAAGAAACATAAGTAATGGCGAAATCCAAGTTGATGATATTGTAATATTTAACGATAGCACAGATACATTTACGTTTGAAAAAAATAGTATTGTATCAACTGCTTCGACAATTGTTGAAGTAGAAGGAAGAACTGTCGGTGGAAGTAGAAATCTTGTTATTTCACCTCTTGACCCAAATAATGATGATATTGATATTAAAGTGTATAAGAATAGTTTTAATGAACAAAATCTTAGAAGTGGTACTCAAGCAATTGGATTTGTTAACTTAGTTGGTGTATCTACAGTTGTAAGTGTTGGAACTACAGCAGAACCTATTGCAACGGGATCTACAACATCTGTAGATGCGTTCTATGCGACTATAGAAGTAGAAAATACAATATCAGGTGAAAAGAACCATGTAGACATTTACGCAACTCACGATGGCACAAACTCATATTATAGTGAATACTATGCTGATACATCATCACAAAATAATTTTTCATCAAACTTTATAGGAACATTTAGATCACGAATTCATAATAATATTCTTACTCTTGATTTTGATAATTCTGTTGGAGTAGCATCAACAGTCAGAATTAATGCAAAAGTTATCGGATTTAATACGTCCGGTGGAAATGATGTCTTTAGATTTAAAGATGATGCTCAACCTGCAGGTGCAGAGAGAACAATCAATTTAAGATCTGGAATTACAACACGAACAAATACTGCGAACTTCATATCATTAGATAAAAATAATTTTAGTGCAGTAAAGAGTGTTGTAAGAATCGAATCTGCCACAGCAAGTGCTGTACATCAAGTTTTAGCAATACATGATGGAACAGATACTCATACTATCCATTACCCATTCATTTCAATCGGAAGTACGTCTGGTATTGGTACATTCTCATCTAATTTAACATCATCTAATTTTGTTGTAAAATTTCATCCAGATTCTGGCACTGGAAGTCATACAGTTCAACATTTTAGTGAAGAAATCTATAGAGATATTGACATATTGAATACTCCTCCTACTTTAGGATATGGTCGTGTAAATGAATCATTAAGCGCATTCCAGTACAATGCTGTCAATGGTATTAGATCAAATAAAAAACAATTTACATTAAAACATAATTCAATTCCAATTTATGAAAAGGGATTTGATCCAGAAGATACTTCAAAACTTAACAGATCAACAGGTGTATTTACTATACCAAATCATTTCTTCTCTGAAAATGAACCATTAATTTATACACCATTATCAACATTTGCTGGTGTTGGTGCGACCGCATTACAAATGACCGGTGGTTCAAATCTACCCTCTACGGTATTTGTTAAAAAATTATCGAATAGCACATTTCAACTCGCAACGACAAGTGGTGGATCTGCTGTTACATTTACAAATGTTGGTGCCGGTAATTCACATCGATTAACAATGTCTAAACGCACTGAAAAAAGTGTTTTAGTTATTGATGGTATCATACAGTCACCGATGTCATTTACTCCTGTTACAACTACTTTAGTAAACAATGCAGGTAGTGGTATATCAACTACAACAACTGATTTTTGTGTTAATTCTACTGCAGATATAAACCTTGGAGATCATCTTAAATTTGGTGATGAATTTATGCTTGTTACCTCTGTGGGTATCGCAACAACATCAACTGGGCCTGTGTCTGGTATCGGAACTTTTAACATAATTGGTGTTGATAGAGCAGCACTTGGTACACTCTCTGCGTCTCATAATAATTCGACTACAGGAAGAGTATTCTCAGGATCATTTAATATAATTGGTTCTGATGTATTCTTTACAAATGCACCAAGAGGAACAAATAATATAGCAAGAAATCTATCAAACCTTAAAACTCCACGATCAGTTTTCCAAGGAAGAACTTACTTAAGGAAGACTTACACTAATAATAGAATTTTTGATGATATTTCAACTGAATTTACTGGTGTAGGTGCGACATTTAGAATGAAGGTTGGTGGTGCCAACACAACTGGAATTACAACTGGAAGTTCACTTGTTTTAATAAATGGAATATTCCAAAAACCAACTACAGAAAATAATTTAAGTAATAATTATGTATTTGTTGGAGTTGGAACAACAGCACAAAATATTGAATTTACAGGCATTACATCATTCAGTACTAATAATCAAATTATTAGTGAGACAGATATTAATCAAAACAGACTTCCTAGAGGTGGTAAAATAGTTTCATTAGGATCAACTGGTGGATTAGGAGTCGCTCCACTAGTAGGTGCTGCTGTTACAGGTATATTAAATCAATTTGGTGTCATTACATCTGTAGGTATTGGATCGACAGTGTATAATCAATCTGTTTCTCCTTCTAGACCACCCGGAACTTTATCATTTGGATCTGGATATCGACCAGTTGGAGGCACAGTTGCTATTGGTATCACTGACTTAGCATATGAACATCGATTTGTAAGTGCTGGTGTTGGATCAATTAGAACAAACGCATCAGGTAATAACATATTCGCTGCAACACAAAGAACTGCTACAGACGCAACATATACTTCACATACTGGATTATTGGAATTGACAATAGGTAGTGGTCATGGATTAAATGTTGGTAACTTTGTTGGTATTGATACCGGAAGTCTTGTATTCACATGCTCAAGAGATGATTTTGCATCAAATCATGCGTATCCTCGTGCACTCTCTAAAACTACAGGATTACCTGATCCAATTGCAGGTATAGCTACTGTGATTACTGCTGTAACTACAAATACTATTACAGCATTCATCGGATTTGGTGGTGGAGCAGGAACTGGTGCATCAGCAACTGGAAACATTGGTGTTGGTGGAACATTAGATATAAACATTGGTGCAGGTGGTACAAATTATGTTAACCCAAGATTCCAATTCCCACAACCAAATTATGCGAACATGGAAGTTATTGGTGTGTCAAGAAATGGTGTGGCAACCACTGAGACAGGATCTAATCTTTTAGTTACTTTAAATGTTGGTGCAAGTTCAACAGTTGGCATCGGGTCAACATTATTTGAAATCACATCATTCGAGATCGCAAGAGATGGATATGCATTTAAACGTGGAGATAAAGTAAAACCAGTTGGATTAGTTACTGCAAGAGGAGCAGATCTTGAAGATTATATACTCGAAGTAACTGAAATTTATAATGATAAATTTACATCATGGGATTTTGGTGAATTTGACTTTATTGATCCTATTGGAAATTTACAAGATGGTCAAAGAACAAGATTCCCATTAAGAGTAAACGGTGAATTGTTAAGTTTTGATGTAGGACAAACTGTTGATTCACAACAGATTGATATGAATGCATTGTTAATAATATTTGTCAATAATGTATTACAAGATCCCGGAGAGGCATATTCATTTGAGGGCGGTACAACATTTGAATTTACAACAGCACCTGAAGAAAATGATGATATTGCAGTATTTTTCTACAAAGGAACTGCATCGGAAGACGTAGCCGAAATTAATGTTGTTGAGACAATTAAAGATGGTGATGTTGTTAAATTACAAGCAAATGATGATACAAGTATTCTTACGAATCAAAATACACGAAGATTAATCGATCTAGCACAAAGAAAGAGAACAGTTTCAGGTATCACAACCACTGATACTCTTGAAACCGAAATTTATACTGGTGTTGGAATAAATGATTCTGCCACAAATAAACCACTCACATGGATCAAGCAAAAAGAGGATAAAGTTGTAAACGGAATTGTTGTTTCTAAAGCAAGGGATTCAATTGAACCTTTAATTTATCCTACTGCAAGAATCATTGGTGATATTGGTGCTGGAACAACAAACAAAATTTATGTTGATGATGCTAACTTCTTCCAGTATGAGGCAAATGAGGATACTGCAGTTAATGATATAAACTTTGATGCCTTAATTATAAATGACAATAATCCAGTAGCTGCATCATTTAACGCAACGGTATCAACAGCAGGAACCATCTCAGCGATAGCAGTTATAGACGGAGGAAATGGATATGTTGGTAATTCTACTTCTGTTCATATTTCACAACCACCAGTTCCAATGAAAGTATCACCAATTGCAACAGGTATTGGATCAACTGCTATAGCAACTGCAAATATAACAAACGGAGTAATCACATCAGTTACTATAAACAGTGGTGGTATTGGATATTCAACATCAATTACACCTAAAGTAATCGCGTTCGCTCATAAACCAGTAACTGAACTAATTGAGTCTATTGATACTTCAAGTGCTGATTTTGCTGGATTCTCAGGTATCGTCACTGGTATATCCACAGTTATGATCGGATCGACTATGGGACTTAAGTTTGGTTTATCACGATCTGGTGCTTTTACTAATCTAAAAGAAACAATGCCAATTTACATCTCTGATACCTCAGTTGGACATGGAGTTACAAGTTTGAATGAAAGCGGTGCAGATACGGACGTTGTTGCAATAGGAAGAACATTTGTAGATAATGTTTATATGATAAAGAATATTACTAGACACTCAAACGCAGCAGAGATTGAAGTTAATGTACACTCAGGTATTAATACCAATGGTATAGATCTTGCAAAAACTAACTTACCTTTCACTGTGACATTTGGTGGTGTTGGATCTGGAAATACATCATATATTGGAAGTGGAAAACATAGGGGTGAATTTAGCACTCAACCAACTTTATCAAATGTTCATAATCCTACAATTTATGTTGAAAAAGGTGATACTATCAGTTTAGTAAACAGCACTGGTGGACATACGTTTACGATTAAACGAACATTAGGTGGATCAAATTATACGACAGGTATTTCGGGTTCTGGAGCAAATGGTTCTACACTCGTATTCAATACCTCACAAATCGGTGCAGGAAGCACTTCATTCTTCTATCAGTGTACAAACCATCCAAATGCAATGTATGGACAAATCGTAGTTAAAGATATTGAGAAGGGTAAGTTCTCATTTGGAGTTCTAACACCAGCATCTGGCGACTTTGTTAGAAATAATCCAGTTGCTATTGGAATCACAGGAAATACAGTAATTGCAGGTGAAGGATTGGGTATTTCAACATTCCCAACTATTCAAAGAAGGGGTTTTGGTATCCGTGATGGTGGTGGAATTAAGAGGTCTCACACACCATGACGATTTCCTGTATAAATATAGAAAAAACAATATAGTAATGCCAGCAATTGTTACAGATCAGTTTAGAATATTAAATGCAAGTAATTTTGTCGCAGGAGTTTCTTCGTCTACTAATTCTTACTATATCTCACTAGGTTTACCTAATCCTGCTCCTGCCTCTGTTGGTTTTGGTAGAGCAAATAATTTTGATACTGCGACACCTAATCCAGTTGACAGTTTTTCAGATATCGCACATATTGGAGATACAACACAATTTGGTAAGAGAGTTACAGAAGCAAACGTTAGAAGATTAGTTCGTCGAATTGATTGGACTAAAGGTGTTAAGTATGATATGTATCGTCAAGATTACAGCACAACAAACAGTGCTCCAAATACAGGTGCAACACGTTTGTATGCTGCAAATTACTATGTAATGAATAGTAACTTTAATGTTTATATTTGTATTGAAAATGGATCATCAGGAATTAATACCACTGGAAATGCATCTGAAGATGAACCAACCTTTACTGATTTAGAACCATCGAAAGCTGGTGAAAGTCAAGATGGATATGTTTGGAAATACTTGTTTACAGTCAATCCAAGCGATATAATTAAATTTGACTCTACTGATTTTATTGCATTACCAAACAATTGGAATACAAGCACTGACGCACAAATTCAAGCAGTTCGTGAAAATGGTGACTCTGATATTAATAATAATCAAATTAAAACAGTATACATAGCTGATCAAGGAAATAACTACACTACGACTGGTGGAGAATTTAATATTCTAGGTGATGGAACTGGTGGAAAGGTAGTTGTTGAAGTTTCTGGAACTAAAATAACCAAATGCACAGTTTCAAATGGTGGTAAGGGATATACTTACGGTGTCGTTGATTTAGGATCAATAAACAGTGGTGCAGTCTCTGGTGGTACACCTGCAAAATTGATACCAATCATTCCTCCATCAAAAGGACATGGATTTGATTTATATAAAGAATTAGGAGCAGATCGTGTTCTTGTTTATGCAAGATTTGATGACTCTACAAAAGACTTTCCAATTGATTCGCAATTTGCACAAGTTTCATTGGTTAAGAATCCAACATCCTTTGGTACAACATCAATTTATACCGGAAGCACGTTTTCTGCATTGAAATCAATTAAATTTTCAACAATAGCGGGAACACCGGCAGTTGGTGGATTATTGCAGCAAACTGTTAGCACAGGACAAACTGCGTTTGGGTATATTAGTTCATATGATAGTGATGTGAATGTCATTAAATATATCCAAGATAGATCATTGTATTTTGGTAATCGAAATGACCAAACTGATTATGCAAACGTAACAAACGGATCACAGCAGTTTGATTTTGTATCAACTACAAGTCAAGTTTCATTTCCCGGAGGAAGTGGATCTGTTGAAACTACATTTAGTTCTGGTATCACAACCGATGTTAATAATAACAATGTTGCTTTAGGTGTTTCATTCACAAGTGGTCTTGCCTCACCTGAGATAAATAAAGGGTCAGGTGATTTATTATACGTTGACAATCGAGCAAAAATCTCAAGAAACTTGAGACAAAAGGAAGACATTAAAATTATTCTGGAATTTTAAAAAATGCCACAAAAAACGAATTTAAATATAAGTCCATACTACGACGATTTTTCCAAGGATAATCAGTTCTATAGAGTTCTATTCAATCCGGGTAGACCTGTACAGGCTCGTGAATTATCAACTTTACAGTCAATTTTACAAGATCAGATTGAAACTTTTGGTAGTCACATGTTTAAAGAGGGATCAATGGTTATCCCCGGAAACACGAGTTATGACTACGAATATTATTCATTAAAGTTAAATTCAGATCACTTAGGAACACCAGTATCATTATATGTTGAAAATTTAAAGGGTAAAATACTAAAAGGGGAAGATAGTGGCATAAAAATTAAAATTGATAATTATGCATTACCTGAAGACTCTACCGATATCACACATCTAACTTTATTCGTAAAATATATTGATTCTGGTGATAATAATGAAGTTGCATTCATGACTGATGGTGAGAATTTAGTTATTGAAGAGTCATTTATATATGGAAATACTCAAATAACTGCTGGAGAAACAGTTGCATCTCTTATCGACCAAGACGCATCCAAAACAGGATCTGCTGTTTCAATAGGAGAAGGTGTATTCTTTATTCGTGGTCATTTTGTAAATGTATCTGCTGATAAGATCGTACTTGATCCATATTCTAACGTACCAAACTATAGAGTTGGTCTTTTTATTCAAGAGGAAATAGTTCAAGCAAAAGATGATTCATCATTATTTGATAATGCTAGAGGATTTTCAAACTTTGCAGCACCCGGTGCTGATAGACTAAAAATTACTACCACTTTAACAAAAAAACCATTAACTGACTTTAACGATAAGAATTTTGTAGAATTAATGCGTCTTGATGATGGGCAACTCAAGAAAAACGCAAAAAAAGCAGATTATTCTTTAATTAAGGATTATTTTGCAAAAAGAACTTATGAAGAATCTGGAAATTATTCAGTTGGTAATTTTAAAGTTGATCTTGCAGAATGTTTGAATGATGGAGTATCAAATGAGGGTGTATTTTTAGAAAATGAAAAAACTGATCAAAGAAATACTCCCGAAGAACCTTTAATGTGTGTGAGAGTTTCTCCCGGAAAGGCATATGTAAGAGGTCATGACATTGAAAAACCCGGCACATCAATTATTGATGTTGATAAACCAAGAGACAAGGCAGAATTTAAATCTGCAAAGGTTAATTTTGCATTAGGAACATTATTTAAATTGAACAATGTTCACGGTTCACCTGAAATAGGTTTGAATAATACTCTTGCAAATTCTATAATTTCTTTAAGATCTGATAGAAAATCTAGTGGTAATAATCCAACTCCTGCAGGGGGTGAAATTGGTAGAGCAAGAACATACGCATTTGAACTCACTGATGGATCTTACTCAGGTCTAGCGACAAAATTTGATCTTTACTTATATGACATTCAATTATACACAAATTTGACATTTAATGTTGCATTATCCAATACTGAATTACCCGAAGCTAGTTTTATTGAGGGTTTAAGTAGTGGAGCAACAGCATTTTCAACTACTGCTGGTGGTGGTCAAGTTACAAAATCATTTGATTCAGTTGCAGGAACATTTATTGAGGGTGAACAAGTAAGAATAAATGGTGATGATTCATTAACTAGATCAATTACAACTGTTGAAAAATTTGGTCTTGAAGACGTAAAATCAGTTCATCAAGAAGATACATTCATAAGTGGTGCTGATTTCTCTGGTGATTTGGTTTTACAACCAAAAGTAATAAAAGAATTAGGTCTTGGAGATGAAGTCAATATAAGTGGATCAAATGTATTAACATGTGCAGGTAAAACATTTAAATCTTTAAAAGCTGGTGATATCATTATTGTTAACTTAACCACAGATGCAGCACCACGATTTAATCGAATCAGTTCCATATCTTCTGATTTAAAATCAATTACGTTATCTGGAGTAAACTCTGTATCAGGTGTTAATATTGGTACTGTATTAGCAAGTGCCTCACCCACAGGTATTCATGTTGCTCGTCCACAAATATTTTTAAATGATACTGGATTATATGCAACACTTCAGAAGAAAAATGTTTCTGATGTATCATTAGCACAATCCAAACTATTCATTAAATCACAGGTAGAAAAAACTGCATCATCTAACACTTTAACTGTAAGTGTTTCGGATTTAACAGACGTAACAGGTGCATCTTTTGTACCATTTGACGCTGATCGTTATAGTATTTCTAAAAAAACAACATCTGATACTACTCACCAAACATTAGATTCAAGTCAGGCAGTTTTAAGTGCTAATAATCAATCAATCACATTTAATAATATTGCAAATGGTGCAAAAGTTGTTAATGTGACTCTTGAAAAGGACATTATTTCACAAAAAACTAAGAATGTCTCAAGAAGCAATTCAATTGGTATCACTAGCACTAGTGCAGGAATAGCAACTCATGGACTATTAACTACATCATCATATGGATTAAGAGTTCAGGATAAAGAAATATCTTTAAATACACCAGATGTTTTTAATGTTGTTGGTGTATTTGAATCAGTCAATTCAGCAGATCCAGTATTAGATAAATTAGTTTTTGTGAGTGGACTAGCATTGAATACAACCACAGTCTTAGGAGAAAAGATAAAAGGTTCACAAAGTGGTGCAGTTGCTATTTTAGCAGGACAAACAAGTGCTACAACTCTTGAAATTGTACGATTAACTCAATCAGAATTTATTATTGGTGAATCGATAACATTTGAAGAATCAAGTATCACTACAAATTTACAAGGTACTATTGCAGGATTATTTAAAGACGTAACATCGAATTATATACTTGATGATGGTCAGAGAGATGAATATGCTGATTACTCTCGAATTGTTAGAAAAGATGGTGCAACAATTCCATCCAGAAGAATAAGAGTTATTTTTGATAAATTTACAGTTCCAACAAATGATACAGGTGATGTATTTGCAGTAGGATCATATCCCGCAAATAATTTTAAAGATGTTCCGCTACTCAAAAATGGATTAAGGGCAAGTGATACATTAGATTTTAGACCAAGAGTTGCTGATTATACTCCCACTGGAAGCGGTTCACCTTTTGCTTTTGGATCAAGAGTATTCAGTGATTCAGGCACTAATCCAACTTTGGTTCCTGCACCTAATGAAGCATCAACTTTAGATTTTAAATTTTATCTTCCAAGAATTGATAAGTTAATATTAGATGCAAGCGATAATTCTGGAGATGCTTATACTAACGGTGATTTTCAAATAATTAAAGGTGTTTCATCAGAAAATCCTGTAGTCCCTGCCGATATTGATACTGCGATGACGATTGCAACAATTGCAGTGCCTCCATATCTTTATGATGTTAAAGATGCTGTAATTACAGTTGTTGATAATCGTCGTTATACGATGAGAGACATTGGAAAATTAGAGGACAGAATTGAAAATCTTGAAGAACTAACATCACTTTCATTACTTGAATTGGATACAAAAACACTACAAGTACAAGATGCTGATGGATTATCAAGATTTAAAACTGGATTTTTTGTAGATGATTTTAAAAATACTAATTTATTAGATCGTGCAAATCCAGATTGTAAGTGTGATGTGATCGCAAGTGCTCAAAATTTAGTCACGCCAACTGATTTTTATTCAATAAAACCACAATTAGCACTTGATAACTCATTAAATCCAGAAACTGCAGATTTTTCAGATAATTTAGCACTTCTTGATTCTGGTGTGAGAAAAACTGGGGACTTTATTACTCTTGATTATGATGATGTTGTTTTATTAAATCAACCACTAGCTTCAAGAATTGAAAATGTTAACCCTTTTAACATGGTTTCATTTACAGGTAATATAGTTTTAAATCCTAGCGCAGATTCTTGGACAAGAAATATTATCTTAGATGATGGCACAAGAACAGTTTTAGGTGATACTGAAGAGACGTTTACAAACGATCGTATTGTAAGTAGTGAACCTGATACACATATAAGATCCCGTAACGTAGCATTTGACGCAAGTAGTGTTAAACCATTAACAAGATTTTATGCATTCTTTGATAGTCAGTCTGGAATTGATATTATTCCAAAATTAATTGAAGTATCAATGGATTCTGGTTCCTTCGATGTTAATGAAACAGTTGAAGGTTTCGCTGGATCAACTAGGGTATTTGCAGCAAGAACATGTGCTCCAAATCATAAAACTGGAAGCATAAGTAACCCAACAACAGTCTATACAATTAATCCATACAATTCAGGATTGACTTTACCAAGTTTGTATTCTGCATCTTCTACAGTTTTGAACATTGATATAGCGTCTCTTGTTGAAGAGGCACAAGGTAGATTTTTTGGATACATTGAAACTGGAATTAAATTAGTCGGAGCAACAAGTGGAGCCACTGCAACAGTCTCAAATATTAGATTAATATCTGATTCTGTTGGTGATTTGACAGGATCATTCTTCTTCCGTGATCCTTTTGGTTCTCCAGTCCCACAGTTAAGATTCCAAAATGGTACAAAAACATTTAAGTTGACATCAAGTTCAACAAATGGAAGACCATTATTAGGAGATCCAGCTATTAGTTCTGTAGAAACAACATATCGTACAAGTGGAGTTGTTGATACATTTAGACAATCTACAGTGGTCGTTCGTATTCCACCACCACCTCCACAACCAGTTGTTTTTAATATCACAAATGAGTTTATAACAAATGAAATTACTAACGTAACTAATGTCACTGAAGTAACAAACGTTACTAATGTAACTAATAATGTTACTAATGTAACTAATGTTACTCAAGTAGTACAACCTCGTCGAAGAAGAAGGAGAAGATTCTTTGATCCTCTTGCACAATCATTTACTGTTGATGAGAGTGGTGCATTTCTTACTGCAGTTGATATTTTCTTAAGAAAAAAAGATGTAAAAGAAAAACTCACAGTTGAAATAAGAACAATGGAGTTGGGTGTTCCAACAATGATCCTTGTTCAAGATTACGCACAAGTTGTTTTAGAACCATCTCAGATTAATGTTTCCGAGGATGCCTCTGTAGCAACTAGAGTTACATTCCCATCTCCAATATATCTACCATCAGGAGAAGAGTACGCTCTCGTCCTTCTAGCTCCCTCTAGTAACAACTATGAAGCATGGATTGGTCGTATGGGTGAACCTACTATTGAAACACAAAGTTTACCTGATGCAGAAAGCGTCATAATCTCAAAACAATATATTGGAGGAAGTTTATTTAAGTCACAGAATGGATCGATTTGGACTGCAAGTCAGTTTGAAGATCTTAAGTGTATTTTATATAAAGCAGACTTCTCTAAATCAAGAGATGCAGAAGTAATTTTATATAATCCAGAATTGAATTATGAAAGTAGTTTGATTCCAACTCTCAAAAATAATGCAATCAGAACTTTACCAAGAAAAATGAAGGTGAAGATTGATACAGGTGCAACAGCATCTGAGATTGCAGTTGGTAAAAGAATTGGTGCTGGTGTTGCTGGTGTTGCAAATACTACACCAAATGGAATCGTTGAGAGACTTGGTGGAGTGGTTTCTGGTGAATCACTTGAGGCAGGTGGAACTGGATATAAAGCAAGTCTTTCTGGCCAAACTGTAAGCACATTTAATGTTACTGGTGGTGGAACAGGATTGACATTAGATGTAAATTCAGGATCAGATGGAGTTATAACAGGTGCTGCGATTAACGCTGCTGGATCTGGTTATTCTGTTGGTGATTTAGTTGGTATTGTAACGTCTACTCTTGGTGCTGGACAACAATCTGGATCTGGAGCATTATTCTCAATTGATTCAATTTCTGCAACAGACACTTTATATCTTACAGATGTTCAGGGTCAGACATTCTCAAACAATGCTGCGTTATTACATTTTGATGGCACTAATTTTGTTGCTCTTACTGGTAATAAACAAGTAGATGGAACTGTAAATACTCCAATTGATGCACTTCATGCTGGAAATGTAATTGAGGTTTCTCATTACAATCATGGTATGCATGCTGGAAATAATAAGTTAGAAATTTCAAATATTAAACCTGATACACAACCTGTTATATTAAATGCAGCTGTTGGATTATCCACAAGTATATTACTGCTTGATGATCCTGCAAGTGGTGCAAATGCAACATTACCATTTGCTGAGTTTGAAGGAAAACCTGTTACAGCGGGATTTGTCAAGGTTAACAATGAAATTATGAAATATACAACAGTTGATTCTAATAATGAATCATTGTATATTTCTGAGAGAGGAATTAGTGGAACAGCAATTCGTGAACACGCAAAGGGAAGTTTAGTTTATAAGTATGAATTTAATGGATTCTCATTAACCGGTATTAATACTGATCATCAATTACCAACAACAACACTTCTTAGAACAAAGAGTGACATAGATAAGTACTATATCGAAGTTCCAAGAAGCACTGGTAGAAAAACTGGTGATAACATGATGAATTTCTTTAATGATTCATTCGGTGGAGGAAATGAAATATTTGTATCACAAAATATTCAATATAATCAAATATATCCATTGATTAATCACATTGCACCCGGACAAACAGCTTTATCTGCTCGTACAAGAACAGTCAGTGGTACAAGTGCTGGTGGTAATGAGGAATCATTCCTTGATCAAGGATTTGAAGATGTTAAATTGAATGCGATAAAAACATTAAGTTCACCAAGATTAGTTGCATCACCAATAAATGAAACAGCAAGATTGAATGATCTACCATTAAATAGATCCAATACAATAGCAATAAGATTGTTATCTGGCGATTCAAATCTATCGCCAGTGATTGATATGATGAATGCTACAATCATCTATATAAGAAATCGTTTAAATAAACCAATAGATGATTACGCTTTAGATTCAAGAGTTAAATTAAACTCGAATGATCCACACGCTGGAGTTTATATATCTAATCGTGTTGATTTGAAACAACCTGCAACATCACTTCAGGTTTTAATTAGTGCTCAAAAAACTGAATCTGCTGATTTCAGAGTGCTATACAAATTATTCAATTCTGAGATTCCAGATGGAGAACAATCATATGAATTGTTCCCCGGATTTGATAATTTACTTGATACTGATGGTGATGGATTTGGTGATGAAGTAATCAATGCTGCTAAAAATAGTGGTAGACCAGATGCAAAGGTTGGATCAAGTACAGATGGTGAATTTTTAGAGTATCAGTTTAGTGCTGATAATCTTTCAGAATTTACTGGATTTGTAATTAAAGTGGTGTTTAGTGGCACAAATGAAGCAGAGGCACCAAGATTAAGTGATCTACGAGCGATTGCATTAGCATGATACGAGTAGAAGGACACAAACATCTTTATCGTGATGAAAAATCAGGAGCAATCATAAATTGCGATACTTCTGGATACATGCGATATAAAAAGATGAGAAACAAAAAATTAACTGAGAAATCGGAAATAGATGCTCTCAAATCTGAGATAGATACTCTCAAGGGACTTCTGAACGAACTAATTATAAATAAACTATAGATCATACTATATCATTGCATAAATGGCAGTATATGTTAGTAATCTTGTAATCAACACAGGTGCTACTTTCACACAAACATTTTCTTTAGAAAATATCACATCTAACTCAGCATTAGACCTTAGTGGGTTTACTGCAATGTCTCAGATGAGAAAACATGCAGGAAGTACAGGTATCGCTGCGACTTTTACAGCATCAATTCAAAATGCTGAAAATGGTCAGGTGCAAGTTGGTTTGTCAAGTGTTACCACTGCTACTTTAAAACCCGGAAGGTATGTTTACGACGTAATCGTTTCCGATAGTGTAGGTGAAGTAACGAGAGTTGTTGAAGGATCTGTTTTAGTAAGACAAGGAGTGACCCGTTAATGGCAAACATTAGAGTTCGTGTAGGACAACAAAATGCAACCAAAGTGGTATCCTCATTAGCAGGAAACGTCAGTGGATCTCTTGCAGGTTTGAGTGATACGGAAGTCAACAACCCACAAAATGGAATGGTTTTAGTTTTCAATTCAGCAACACAAAAATTTGAAGCAACTTTAACATTAACACCCGGATCGACACAAAATTTGGATATCAATGGAGGTAACTTTTAGAAATGGCTAGTATTATACGAGTAAAAAGATCTACGGGTACAACAGCTCCCGGTAGTCTTCAGTTCGGTGAACTTGGTCTAACAATCGGTACTGGTACTCAGGCAAACAAAGGAGAAAGACTCTTTGTTGGTGATAACGCAGGTAACGTAGATGTTGTCGGTGGTCGTTATTTTACCGACTTGATGGTTCATGCACCGGGAACAGTCGCATCAGTGACAAACCCAACAACTGCTGCAAACGGATTTGTTGCGATATTAGATCAAAACAGAAAGGTTGATTTATGGAATGTAGATAATTTAACTTTAGATGGAAACACATTTTCATCTACTAATACGAATGGAGATATAAACATAGATCCAAACGGATCAGGAGAGATCGTCATACCTGATGATACTTTCTTAACTTTTGGTACTGGTAAAGATTCAAAGATTGAATATGATGAGAATGGCACAGATCAACTAAACATCACAGGAGCAGATGTCAGAATCAACATTACAACACAATCAAACAGTAAAGACACAGGTGCTTTAATTGTTGAAGGTGGTGTTGGAATTGAGAAAAATTTAAATGTTGGTGGAAATTTAAATATCACAGGTATTGTAACCTTTGCCGATCATATCAGACTCCCTGATAATAAAGAACTTCGCATGGGTGATGATAATGATTTTAGGTTATATCATAATGGAAGTCATTCATTTATCGATAGAGCATCTGGTGGAACTGGAGATATCTATGTAAGGTTAGGAACTGATAATGCCATTATCGCAAAAACAGATAATGCTGTTGAATTGTATTTCGACAATGCAAAAAAACTAGCTACCCGCATAGACGGTGTTGAGGTAACTGGAACAACTGACACAGATAACTTAGTCGTATCGGGAGTTGCTACAGTCGCATCAGCAAAGATTTCAGATTTAACAAACAACCGTATTGTTCTTGCTGGAACTGATGGTGAACTTGAAGATGATGCAAACTTAACATTTGATGGATCTCAACTTTCAGTTGTTGGTATCATTACCCACGTTGGTAAGATGGTCAACACAGGTGGTATTGAGATTGATAGTGTTGGTATTTCATCTAATATTATCGCTACAAGAAATGGTGCTGGTGATCAATTATTCATTGACCCATTTCCAGCTGGTGGAAGCAACGAAGGAACAGTTATTATCAAAGGTGATTTACAGGTTGATGGAACAACAACCACAGTTAACTCAACTACTGCAACTGTTAATGATCCAATCATGCGTGTTGGTGACGTAACAAGTATTAGAACTGTAATGTCACCTGTATCAAGTGGTGCAAACACTATTGTGGTAGATTCAGTCACAGGATTACAAACAGATGATATTGTTGCAGCAACAGGAATTCCCGGAAATACAACAATTAGTTCAATCAACACTGGAACTAAAACTATTACCATCAGTAATAATACTTCCGCAGGAATAACCACATCAACACAGTTAACAATTACTCACGCGAAGGATACGAACACTGACCGTGGTATTTCGTTTAACTACAATACAAGTTCTGGATCAGCCAATAACAAACTTGGTTTCTTTGGAATGGATGATAGTCAGGTTGGAGCAAATGGTTCTAGAGTATGGACATATGTACCAGATGCAACTAACACTGCTGAAGTAATTTCAGGT